AGGGTCGCGTATCAAGGTATTTGAATACATCCCATCTAATGACATTGATGATGTTTACCAGGAGTCGAGACAGAAAACAATAGCACAAGAACCAGTAACATTATGGGCACACTATGATCCTCGTCCAATTGAGGAGAACCTTTCTCAATTTGGTGTGGAGATGCAGATTGATCAGGTGTTTGTCTTCAACAAATCCTACACTGAAAATATATTAGGTCGCTCCATTGCCATAGGTGATGTCCTGCAACCTGAGTTTCAAGAGATGAAGTTTGAAGTGTTCGAAGTTCAGGAAGACAGCTTCGAAGCATATGGTGTTTACCACTTAATGGTTCATGCGAAGCTCCTGAGAGATACACAGGATATTCACAACCAAGACTTCTTTGATCGTCCTGATCAAGTTGGAGGTAGGTATTAATGAGAGACAAGGACAGCTTATATGTTCGTAATCAAATAGTAGATCTTACGACTACTAAACTACTTCCAGTGATTGATAATGTCTACAAAGAAAGTCTTCGTAGCATGTTACACATCTTTGGTAACTTATACTACTTAGATGGTAACGGGAATCGTGTGAAGGTGAATTGCTCTCATGGTAACCCAGAGAGAATTGCTGGTCGCATTAAGGCAGATAATACCTTAATTCTTCCGATGATTACAGTTGTAGAAACACAAACTGAAAGTGATCAGGCTAGAATGCGCTATCAAAATATTGTAAGCGAGACTGCGTGGGATCCTGAGAAACGTAGGGCTACCAGAATACTAAGTTTACCTCCAAGGCCAATCAACATAACCTATGAAGTTAACATATGGTCTAAGTATAAAGCTGATATGGATATGTTGAGGTCTAGCATCTTTTCTTTGTTTAGCCCTGATATAAACATAGAAACTAAATACTCGGTTCACAACAAGGCTTTCATCAATAGTGAAAGAGAAGTTGGTAATGTAACTGCTAGCGATACGGGTGATAGAATCCTACAGAAAACGGTAAGTGTGACGTTAGAAACCTATATCCCTAGTCCTAAGTTCTTCTTCACTAACACTGGTGAGATCAAGGAATTTAATGCGTAATGGTCTGTAGTATTAACATTGATGAGACCCCCTTACGTCCTAATGTAAGGCCAGCTAAACCTAAATCAAAAAGAGGGCCTGTAACATTCTTTGTTGATATTGAGGCACCTAATGGTAGGAGCGTTATTAGAAATCTTACTAGGGGTGTAAACGATATAGATGACGACTATACACCAACTCCTCAACCTCCAGTAGATGTCTCTTTAGAGACATTATTACTGTCCTTAAGTGTTTCATCTACATTCTATTGGGATACTCCTGTTGCTTTCGACCCCATCACTGCCGACTTCTTCTTACAACAATTTGAAGTGGGTGTTGGTGGTAACATTGATGTGCCAGACTTAGAGCTTTCTGTCGATATTGAAACAACTGCACAGGCTACAATATCTCGTGCTCCAATTGTTGTTGATCTGACCTTACCACAAGTCACTACTAATAAGACAATAACCCTTGGTGCTATTGATGTTGGTTTGAGCCTACCTGATTCTCAAGTAGTAAGCGATATTTATGGTGATCTGGCTGTTGTTGATCTCACACTCCCTGCACTCAGCACTGATAAGGAAACGAGCTTTGACCCAATCAGTCTTACTATGAGCCTGCCTGATTCTCAAGTAGTAAGCGATATTTATGGTGATCTGGCTGTTGTTGATCTCTCTGTTGCTGGCACCCTTGATGTAGGAATCAATATCAATCTCCCTGCCTCTATGGAATCAGCACAGGATGACGATACTCCTTCTTTTGATTCTTCTTTACTTCTTGATACTTACAGTAGTGCAGCAGCGGCATACTCTGTTAGAAAACTTAGTTCAACCTATAGTGGCCCTTGCATGAAGGTGCGTAAGGACGACGGTGTGGATACCGGAACCGATATTGGGTTCGATGCCGATGGTAACCTGAACATCACTGCCATCGCGGCACACTGCGGAACAGATAACGGTTACGTGGTCACATGGTATGACCAGAGCGGCAACAGTCGCAACGCTACACAAACGACAACAGCAGATCAGCCTCAGATATACAACGGGACGGCTGTGCTGACTCGGAATGGTAAGCCTGCTGCCGTGTTCGATGGCTCGTCTGACTACATGGACATGCCCGACAGCATGTTGCCTTCCAACATCAACAACTGCTCGGTGTTCACCGTGCAGACGAACGAGAGCAGCCCGAACGGCGCGACGTTCAACATCGGAGGATATGGAAGCAACGACCGCTGGTTCCAAACGATTGTCGTCAGCAATGTGGAATACTTCGGATACGGGTCCAGCTTCTCTGCCATCAATATGGGAGCAGCTACAACCTCGCAGCGGCTTATCACGGCAATCGCCGGATCGACCCAAGGGAATGCGCAATGTTTTGTGAACGGAACCAGCCAAGGCTCGGTCGCATTACAATCTGCCACTCCTTCATCAGGCAGCGGCGAGCTTGTGCGGTCGGCATATCTCGCCAATGGCACATTCCAAGAAGTCATCGTCTACCACAGCGACGAGTCCACCAACCGCACCGGCATCGAGTCAAAGATCAGCACCTATTACTTCGGTCAGGATCTCCTCCTAGACACCTACCCAAGCTCTGCTGCTGCATACTCTGTCCGCAAGCTGTCGAAGTATTACCAAGGCCCCTGCATAAAGGTGCGTAAGGACGACGGTGTGGACACTGGCACTGACATTGGGTTCGATGCCAACGGTAACCTGAACATCGCTGCTATTGAGGCACACTGCGGAACAGACAACGGCTACGTGGTTACATGGTATGACCAGAGCGGGTCGGGTAACGACGCGACGCAGGCGACGGCGGGGAATCAGCCGCAAATTTACAACGGGTCGTCGGTTATTACAGACAATAACAGACCCTGCTTGTATTTCCCGACGACCCAAATCTTGTCGGCGGCTGGAGCGGCAACAGTAGGTAACCGATCGCGGTCGCAGTGGTCGGTCTTTAGTTTGGAGGCAGGCACAAACTATGCAGCGCCGTGGTCTGCTGGTTTGCGTTCCCAAATCCAGCCGCCAGATTCGAATCTGAAGCCCAACTTGTATGTCAACCGAACCGGCGGCTCGCCAAGCATAACCGCAGCGTCGGGCATCAACCTCAATCAGCAATACTTGCGCTGTGACATCGCCGACACCGTTACAGCAGAAAGTTTCATAGATGGGTCGTCAGTATTGTCAGGGTCGGACAACAACAGCGATTGGGCTACTTCAAACCTAGTCGTAGCTCAACCTGGAGACCGTGGGCCGTTCAAGGTTTCAGAGTGCATCTTGTATGAGTCGGACCAGTCCACCAACCGCACCGGCATCACGTCGAACATCAACACCTACTTCTCGGTCTACTCATAATCCATGTTATAGGTTAATAATTTAAGAGCAGTTTAAATAACATTTCAACCTAAATACTATAGGAGTTTTACATATGGTTTGGACTAATTTAGGCAAGCAAAAGATGTTTGAAGAGTTTTTCTGCTCTGGTGCGGTTGACGCTCAATTCAGATTAGTTCTTTGTAGTGCCACTAATACTGAAGGTAGCTGGAGCTACGATACAAGCACAACAACACAAGTCAGTGCTGTTTCTTCTTTACCTACTGCTGATGATACTCAGGGCGGTACTTCTGGTTTGATTGTCCTTAGAGATGAAACTAATGACGGTCAGTATTTTGACGTATCTAGTCACACTGATTTAGGGTTGGCAAGTGCAGTCAGAGCAGTTCTCCAAACTGGTGATAGTGCTTATCAATTCTCCGGGGCATTTGAAGGTGCTCGATATGTTGTTCTTGCTGCTGCTGGTGCTGAAGGTTCTGCCTTTGATTTCACATCAGGCAAAGATATTTATGCTTGGTGGGATATAGGTTCCGCTCAAGACATAACAGAAGGAAATACTTTAACTATTACTAGCCTATCTTTGCAAGGACAATAATAAATATAGTAGGAGCTTTTACATGAAGATATTTAAGAATACAAGTATGCAAGGACTTAGCATTCCTTTTGGAACGCCCGAAGGTGTGAAGACTGTCTTTGTTGGTCCTAAAAAGCAAATAGAAGTTCCTAACAACTGGAAGAGCAAGGTCGTTGAAAACTTGGTTCATCGTAGGATGGGTAAGTTAACTATCGTTCCTGATTCACAACCTGAAATTGTCCCAACTCCGGTTAAGCAAAGAAAAACAAAAACCCCTGTAGAGAGTGATTAATCATGGCTATACCAACCAGTCCATCCGTTGTAGTTCTTGAGAATGATGTTTCGATTTACACGCCGAACATCAATTCAAGCGTTGTAGGCTTAGTCGGCTTTGCTAATAAAGGTCCCGTCAATGAAGCTACCCTTGTAACAAGCCAAGAAAACCTTATTAGACTTTTTGGTAAGCCTGATACCAATATGGAAGGCCAAGGTCTTGAAGGTGCTCTTGAGATCTTAGAAGCAACTAACCAGCTTTACTTTGTTAGAGCGATTGATAGTAGCGCAACTGCTGGTTACGCTTCTGCTGCTGTTGATGTTGGTGCTTCTCCTGCTGTAAAGGTCGCTGGCTACACTCCATCGACTGATACTTCTTCCATCTACTACTCGATCACCAACAATGCCGGTACAACAACTCTTACGGGTATTGTCAACTTTGTAAGCTCCACCAACTTTAAGACGGCTGCAACCATCATTGAAAATGCTTTCAACCCAGACGTTGTTTCGGATCAAAATGTGTTTGCTTACATTGAAGGTACGGACATCTACCTCGCCTCTAAGTTTGCCGGTTCCGGTGCAACGTTCCGAGCTTCTAGTGTTGGGATGACGTTTGATGAGCTAGACGTTTTGGGTGCTGCTGCTGCCTCCCCTGCTGCCGATAAGACTGCAAGTGGTTACACTGCTTCTAATGTTGATCTCGTTGCTTACTCTAACTATCCTGGGACTGGTTACAACCTGACCACACTTAGAGATGGTAGCACGCAGGGACTCTCGGTTGAAGTTAACAACATTTCGACTAGGGATGAGATCGTTATCAATAGCGATGGTGCTCAAGTCGAATCGTTC